GGTAGGATGATCGCCAACGGCTCAGCGTGGATGTAAACATTCGTCCACTCCATCTGGTGAGTGCTCTTCAGTCCAGGTATACCAGTTTCAGCCACACTATCAGGTGCTTCTACGTCCGCTCCAAGGGTTAAGTCATCATTAACGGTTCCTGCAATAAAGCTCGCTGCACCCATCGAATTGAGAACAGGCATTCTCAATGTCCTGGAGCTCATATTCGGTAACCGTCTAAATAAGCTCAGAACTGCCGATGCTTCGGTAATGCCATTTATCACTTCGTTTGCAACCTCTTGTGGAATAAGAGGAAGTGCATCTGCTTCGGTGGTTGCATACTGCCCACTCATATTTATCTGTGCCATTCCTATCTCTCCTTTCTAGTAATTTAACGTCTCGCCATCTTTCGGATTGCAGTGTTCATATCAATTGTTCCACTCTTATCCTTAGGCTGAGTAAAAACTCCACCGCTCTTTTTAGGTGTCTCTTCAACCTTCAGCTTCGGATAAGCTTCAAGTGTCTCCTTGAGAACGTTCTCAATGTCCTCTTGCGACATTCCAGGGGTAAGCTTACCTGTCCCCTTAAGAAACGCCCATGTAAGCTCGACGTCAGCACCGACGTTGATAGCTGCTTTGTGAAAAGAATTTTGCAACCGTTCAGTTTGTATCTCATTCTGCAGTTGCTGTATCTTCTCCAAAGCTGCATTGACGTCAGCCTTCCCCTTGTCATCCTCGAACCCAAGCGCTTTACCAAGGTTCTTTTTGAGAGCCTCTATCTCTTCAGCAAGAGCCTTGCGCTCGGTTCGGTACTTTGCCGCCTCCTTACGCACGGCTTCAAGTTCCTTGCGTAGAGCTTCAGGATCCAGCCCCGCTTGCTCTTTCCCGTCTGCTGCTTCCTGCTTCTCTTCGCTACCCGAGGGTTGATCTCCAGGATCACCCTCAGCAAATAGTTGCAAATTGAAATTACGCCTCAATGCGTCAAGCATTCTGTCGGCCTCCCTTTTGTATTCAAGATGCACCTGGCATCTTGTAGTTTATTATATACGTTCTCTATCTCTTTGTCTATGTCTTCCTGTAGTGTCTACAAACTCTCGTAATGCTGCTTGCTTTTCTCTGACCTTTNCTGCTGCTTTCTTCTTTTCCTCATCTGTGATCGCTACAGCTTCTCGTTGTTTCCATCGTCGAATGTCACGCTCTAACTTGCGTTGCTGTTGTGCTTCCTCAAAGTCACCTTTTCCTAATTGCTCTTGTGTAGGTCTTTCAGTTAATCCTGGTATATATGCGCCTAGAGAATGTCCACAATTAGGATGAAAAAGTCCATCTGCAATAGCTTCATCGAGTGACGGATATTGATCACTTTTCCCCGAGATACTGAGAATCTGTCCTTCCCACGGCCCGCAAAGTGGGCAAGAGTCAGCATGAAAGCTCACAACTACTAAGTCATAGTCGTTATCTTGAAGTCGCTGTATGGCCCCCTCGATAGCTGCTTGTCCTGTCGTCGAACGAGTCGCCATTTCGGTGTATGAGTGGAGCGACCAAGTGCGACCTGCTCTATCTCTAAAACCTGTTATCCCCTTGTCCGCAAATTCATTTAACGCTCGCTGTGCTGCTTGCTGTCTCGTTTCGACTCCAAGTTCTACCATTTGTGAGACTTTGCCAACGATAGTTCGATATTCATCAAGAGCTTGTCTTGTGATACGCAAATGCGTCTGACCAAGCGTGCCTGAAAGTTGTCTTGTTAGCACCGTTACTTTGCGCTCATCGATCATTCCGAAACCTATTCTGATCGCTGGCTTAACTTTCTTGAGATTCGCTTCAACTCCCTTTTGACCTGTAGTGTATGCTTTCTTAACTGTTTCTGCTGCCACTTCTGGCATCTTCTTGTCAAGTTTCGCTACTTGCTTTTCTAGTTTCGATTTAACTCTGCTTATTTCTGCTAGTTTAACTGCTGCCCAGTCTGGAGCGTAGATGTCGTCTGCTAACTCCTTTGCAACAATCTCAAGCATTCTCGTTTCTGCTTCTGTGTAAAGTTCTAGCAGCTCTCGTGCTAACCGTTCAGCGTATCGAGGATTAATCGCCATAGCTACCACCACTCTCTAAGGTCAGGTTCGGTAACGGATCTCCCGCTTTCCTCCATAATGCGCTGCACTTCTGCTTTCACCTGGTCATAGCTCCATTCAGGATGGAGCATCTCAACCTTCGTCTGAATAGATGCCGCCTCTGCTTGGCTGATCATAAGCACAACCCTTGATAGTTCATCCATCGATTCCTGTATCGAGTCAGCGAAGGTTATACGTGGTCTAAATTGAATAGGTGTATTNTTATTGAGATAAATCCTATCAACCTGTAACGCAAGATAAAGGATGTCTTCGATACGTGGTTTAAAGTGAGCGGCCTTTTTTTGCTGAG